GTAGACTTATGTTATGAATGGTAGACCATTATATAACTATAATGTAAGGGCTGATCTTGGTGTAGGTCAGCCCTTATGATTAAAACCATTCCGCATCCGGGTGCACTTCAACGGATAGATAGTTCATTGTTCTGATGATTAATTCTCGGATCATATTATATGTTTTGAGTGTTACTGATAACTTTCCGGGTTACTCTACTAACAATAATTCATTCGCAAATATTGTACCCATCTTATCTTGTGCAAACGCGCTCGGGTGTCTATCTGCACCATTTTCGGATAGCAATATTTTTTTTGCTGGAGTTGTCCATTGCATTTTACTCCATAAATCTATCATTGGTATGCCAAACGTGTCATTAAGTAATTGAAATGCTTCTTTGCCATTTTTATACTGGAATAAAGAGTCAATAACAAGTATCATTCTTGCGTTCTCGTTTAACTGATACATTTTATTCATTAAAAACAACATTGCTCCTAAGAATGTAGTTCTATGTGCTTCAAATGGTAGTCCATCCGTATATCCCCATTGACTCGCATCATAAGCGGTTTCCACGTCAGGTTTTTTGAATAAATCCCAATCGGCTTTATCAAAATTAGTATTATTGGGGATTGTGGCAAATACCCATAAGTCAACATCCTTATTAATCTCATTGAAAATATTCTCCCAAGTTGCATAATATCTATTAGATGTTCCTCCAGCCTCCCATTCACTAATAGGCTCTGTTGGTATTTCAATGTTTGTATAACCTAGAGATTTAGCCGTTTCATACTCTGATTTTGAAAGTACAGAAGAACCTGATGTGTTTATAGGATATAATGTTCCATCTTCTTTTTTAGCACAATGAATCGCTAAACCGGGTATTGCCATACATACAATTTCTGCCCCAAGTATTTCAGCAGCATCTTTAGCATATGATTTCTTTGCAAGCATTCCAAACGCAACAGACGTTCCTACTATGGCAATTTTTTTTCCATTCCATTTTTCACTTAAAAGACTAAATTTAGATAAATGTTCAATTCTTTTAACAATCCCTTTGCCGGGATTAAAATGTAAAGACCTCCCATTATTAACACTATAACAAATTTCAAGCAGAAAAGCATTCTTATTTATCTGCCATTCAGTAGCGGACAAATCTCCAGTTTTACTATCAATAATATTATTATCAATATCTCTTATAAGATTATAAGCCGCGCCTGATGACAATTTGTCAAAAAAAACAGATGTTGCACCTTGAGGTATTTCAATCTGTTCAATGCAAAACACTTCTAATTCCGTAATCTTTCCCTCTGCATTAGAATAATATTGTCCATTAATAATATTTTTTGTGCTCAAAATATCTCCATATCCTATTTGATTTTGTAACGCCAATATTTTTTTGTCTAAAAGAGTGCTTGTTTCTGGATTAAATACAATATCTATTAAATCTTTTTCAATTACAGAAAAATCAACATACACAGCATTGACAAGAAGGTGAGAATATTAATATCATCGGAACTGATTAATGCAGGAACCGCAAGGATATGGGTAAGCCTTAACAGTGCTGCATATAAAGATAGTACATTGCTTCTTTCTATGGGTCCTAGTTTATAACTACAATCCTCCCCCTTACCGTTTATCAGTAAGGGGGAGTTAATATCGGTTAATTTCCCACAATTAATAAAGCACTTATCACACTCTACACACATTCCGTCGCACAATTCATTTATCACCCCGTCTATTATTCCATTCAATCTCCTTTCGTTCCAATATAAATTGCTCCAAGTATAACAAACGAGCATCCGCAAAGGAATGCAAAAATATGACTAACTATTGGGTTCATTGTTTCAATCCTTTAAATATATGACTAATTACATCTACTGTCCATCCGTTCCCTAACAGGCCCATGCCTATATGTGGCTGTACCGACTTGGTGTATCCTTCGGGTACGGTCTGTAATCTTTCCGCTTCCGTAATATTGGGCGTTCTGAAGCCTTTTTCTGGATTACAGTCGGGTGAGTTGAATATCAACGGTGTGAGTGATTTTTTATATCTTCTTAACAATGATTCGGGGTTCTTGGCAAACCTGTTCCATGACTCAAGCATACACCATGACTTGTCTTTCTCCACATACCCGTCCGTGATGATGTCCTTGAACAGTATTCCCTTGTCCTTCCATGCAGGTATTTCCCAATTACACCAATAGTATCTTGCTCTCATTTGCGCGGAGAAATCGGAACTGTTGATATACACATAGTCTACTCCAAGATGTGACGAAATCAAATCAGCCCAATCGGATTTCATCTTCACATTTTCAAGCAGGAATTTTATGTTAGGATTGAACTGTCTGATATGGTTCAGTATGTTGACGTATTCAAAGAACAGACCCGAACGCTCGCCATCGAAGTTCAGTTTCTCCTTCCCAAGCTGTGAAAAGTCTTGGCATGGTGTTCCGCCAATCAGTAAATCAATATCTTCCCACTGTATATTCCATTTGTTCCAGTTTCTAATATCCCCCAATTCAATTATATCGGGGTAATTATCCAATGCAACCTTGATAGACGGTTCGTTTATTTCGCTTGCATAATACTTGTCTACTCTATATCCCATTCTCTCTAGTGCGATACGTCCGCAAGCTATCCCGTCACATAAACTCAATACGTTCATAGATATGTTTTTTTTAAATTTTCAGCAAATATACGACATAAAACCGTATGCAACCAATACGTTTAACTTTTTTTTAATTATCTTTGCGATAATAGATAAAATTCATAATATGCAGTTTTCCATAGTACCAAAAATAGATGCCGAGATTATGTTTTCGGAAGATGACCTGTCCGTTTTCAGACGATCGACAGACGGACTGTATTATATGCTCCATACCGAAAAGGTTATGGAAGTGATGCCTATGACGTTACCTGAGGACGGAACGGAATACCATTTCCCTTACGAAACATACGACACTGGCACAAGAGAGTTTGAGAAGCTGCTTTTATCCGAGGAATGGAATAAAATGGACGAAAAATGAGAAAAATAGGTTTTTTTAACATAGGGAAACTTGGACTTGTAAAATCGGCAGGTACAGGAAAAACCGATATAAACAAGGTGATAGAAGAATGGATACCAAAGCACATGGTGTTTTGGTATGATATGTCAAAACCTGTGGATACATACAGCCAAAACTTTAATGACTGGAGGTCGCATCCCTCTGTAAATGCTGATGTAATTATAACAAGCACCTCATTTGTCATAACTAGATTTGCTATGCTGAACGATACAGTAAAACGCTACATTCCTGACCAAACAAAAAATTTCCCAGGAATGAAAGTGGAAGTGAAAGGTATAGTTGACGGGCAGGAATTATACTGGGGATATAGTGCTGATGTGAAATTAGTCAATATCACATCAGACGGAACCTATGATATTCCGCCATTAGAAACCGTAAGGGGTAATTTGTCATTCAGAAACGGGAATATTGCAGGTGCTTGTAATATCACCATTACCCAGCTCCCGTCAGGACAATCCGTTCCCACAAACGAGATACTAAAAGCCAATCCATACTTGCAAGACCATAGCGGAAACAACAGACCGCTGAAACTTAACAATTTCCTGTTCGCTGCAATGAGCGGTGTGGGAGGGTATGATATTGCTAGCACCAATATTCTACCCGATAAAGCAAATGTTACTGTTACGGATAACAGAATTATTCATATTACTAAAAAACTATCCACTACGGATGACATGGTAAACATAGTTCCGGCAAACTCTAACCCAACGCATAAGTTTAAGGTTACAGGTCTTTCTGATGGCAGACAAGTTAGTTTGGTAAACAGAAATGGCGGATTTTATACTTTTGACAACGGGGAACATGAGGTGACATTAACCTATCCCGAAGGAACCACTTCATTGTATAACGCCATAGGAGTTACAGGGGATATAGGAGATATGGACGTAACAATAGAGTTCCTGCCTAAATATCCCAACGCCCTAATAACTGATGGAGTGGATGATTACGGTGTTGTGGAGAACTTGCAGCAGGGCGTTAAGGTGTTGTTTGTAACTATCAATCCGTTCATTGATGGAAAGTTTATCTATGACCAAAGACTGAATACTACTGAACCTTGGCTGTTTGCCGTATTCAATGACAAAGGTAGTATTGCTTATAATAGTAGGAACTCAAACGGCAAGACCTATATTGATGGAACACTGAATAAATCTACAATAGTTTCCGCTTTGTTAAACAAAAAGCAAATAATCACCATAGTAAACAATGATGTGACAGGTGATAAAACTAAAACTCCTGTATTCTTTAGCAATACTGACCATGATAGCGGATGGATTAGTTCAGCTTTCTACAACTCCATCGGTTTCGATTCAGTTCCCACCCAACAAACTGACGGATTCACCGAGCAGGATTTGATTGATTACTATATACCAAAGGCTATCGTAACGATAACGGTGGTGGACGTATTAGGCTCACCCATACAGGACGCAACGGTTACGGTGGGAGGTGTACAGTACAAAACGTTGTCTGACGGTACAGTAAAAGTACGGGGTATGGCAAATAGCACGATGTCGCTGTCTGTAAAGAAAGACGGGTATATGCCGTTTTCTGACAATTCATGGAAGCTTGCTGATTCAAGGATAACGCTAGAGGTTCTTCGGAATACCGTAATTACCGAAAATGGATACAGCATATTGCTTGGAAACGCAATGGGGATTTGATATATATATTTTTGCTAATGTAAAAAAAAGTTTTTTTTCACTTGCAAATATAAGAATAATATTATATATTTGCAAAAGCCCTACCCACGGAGCGTGGGAAAGTTAAGCCTGTGGACTGTCCTAAAAAGCAATGGCAGGAAGAAGCAGGAATAAAATCATGCCTTTAGGCGTGAGCAGCTCACACAAACTTGATGCAGATTATGTAAAGCTGAACGAGTTTGCCGAAAGTGTTAAACAATCTTACTTAAAAGGATATGGAGAGCAATGACAAACAACAGATAGGTGGATATTTCTCCACCAAAAACGCTTCAAAAGATGAAGCGTTAAAAGGTATAGTAGCTGCAAGAATATCAGCATCCGAAGATGTTACCGATAAGGAGTACACAGTATTGTCAAACTTGATAAGGGTAGCCACATCAGAAGGATGCCGTATCTCATTGGTACAGGAAACAAAAAGCAGGTCAAGCAGGATAGCACCAACAGGAATGCTTCTTCCAGCAGGAACAGTGGAATATTTTTCAGTTACACCGGGAAGCAAAGTAAATATTACAGGAACAGCGAATATTTCATCTATTGAGTAGGACATGGGCATGAATTATAACACTATATTAGCTTCCTTACTTGACGGGATATCTCTAGCATTGAAAAGCGGAAACTCGAATGTTGATGCGGAACAGTTCAACTTCCTTACTGACGCAATAAACAGATCAACTATCATACCGTCTTATTTTGATAGAGAAAATGCCATAAAATATCTCGATGTAAGCGATACAGAATTTGCAAGGCTTACATACAAAGGCACTAAGTTTCATCCCGTACAACCGTTATTATCTCCCGTGAGAGTACAAGGAATGACAAAACCCGTTTATTTGAAAGAAACATTGGATGCTCTTAAAAACAACGGGCTTATACGTCCAAAGAAGTCAAGTGGCAAATACAAGACTAAAAGCCAGGGAAATTATACAACCTCATACGCATACATTGTAACACAATCATCTTTATTCTCCATATTAACCGCTTGGAAAATGTTTTCTTCATTATCCAAAGCGGTTATTTTATATGTTCCGTTCGTCAGATCAACAGTGTCACCTAATTTTATATAAGCGTACTTGTTTCCACTAGGTATTAAATACGTAATCTTTATTGGATTATTATTCCATTTTTTTAATTCTTTCATCTTCAATTCCTCTATTTTAAAATTATTGCGCTAATATACGAATAGGAAAAACAACACACAAGCAAATAACTTATTTTAACAAGTTTAAACTATCTGAAACACAACAAGTTATACTACGAAATTTTTATTTTTGTTTAGACCATCCATGTTGTAAATTTACTTTCGTAAAGATGAGTGCACAGTCTTTACGGGAGTTATAATACACACACATTAAATTACAATATTATGGGTTCAGACAAAATTTTTATGTTCGACAATCCTGCCGCTGGAGAAAGCGCAGGTATTATGTCAATGATTCCTGCACTGTTGCAGAATAAAGGATTAGACCCCAATATGGTTGCCGCTCTTATGAGCAATAAAAACAATCAAGACGCTTGGGGTGGTGCTGGTTGTTGGTGGATCTGGATTATCCTGCTCTTCTTCCTGTGGGGTGGTAACGGATTCGGTAACGGGTTTGGCAATGGAGCAAACGGAATCCCTGCTCAATTGAACAATGAAGCAGGACGTGAATTGTTGATGAATGCTATTCAAGGAAACGGAACAGCTATCAACCAGTTGGCTAGCTCTTTGAACTGCTCTACTCAACAGTTGCAAAATGCTATCTGCCAGATTCAAGGACAGATTCAGCAAGTTGGTAATCAGGTAGGTCTTTCTTCTCAACAGATCATCAATTCAATTCAGTCCAATAGCGCAGCTATAGGTTCTCAGCTTGCTTCTTGCTGCTGTGATATCCGTACCGCTATCGAACGTCAAGGATGCGATAGCCGATTGGCTACTGTAGAGCAGACCAACACTCTTACTAGCAATGCAAACACTCAGTTCAACATCATATCTGCTAAGATTGATGCTCAAAGCGCAATCATCAATGACAAGTTCTGTCAGCTTGAAATGCGTGAAATGCAAAACAAGATTGATGCTCTGAGACAGGAAAATAGCAATTTAGCTTTAGCTGCTTCTCAGCAGGCACAGACTGCAAATATAGTTGGACAACTTAAGGCTCCGTGCCCGGTTCCATCCTATATAGTGCCTAATCCAAATTGCGGTTATGGATATGGTTATCCATTCATGGCTGGTTTTGGTGCAGGTTATGCTGCTGGTGACAACTGTGGTTGCAATTGCTAAAGTTTAGTTAAGAGTTCTTTGACTTATTGAATTGGGCTTCGTAATCGGATAGGTACATCCATTTATATCCTTTATGATACTTTCTTTTACCTAAACATACAGCGGAAATATGACCTTGGTTATATCCTTCTGTTTTCTTAGCAAAAGTGGGTGATTCATAAATCTTAATATCATTAGGATTACTTGGATTGATACGAACAACAGATTTACTGTTTGCTAGAATAATTTTTCTATTTCCAATTTTAGATAAAGAGTTTCTTTTTCTTGTTATTGGATTTAGAGCATTCATAGAGGAATTACACCATCTTAAATTAGATACTTTGTTGTTTTTCCTGTTGGTATCAATATGGTCTATTATGGGATAATTATTAGGGTTAGATATATGTGCAGATGCAACTAATCTATGAACATAGCATTTTTTCTCTTTATTATCTTTATATAGGCGAGCTTGTAAGTATCCAAATTTCGTTTCCATTAAATGACATAGCTTTGGTGGCATAACGTATCCACCATTGCCATTATCTCTAAAACGTTCTTTAAACACAACTCTACCATATGAAGAAACCATATATGTTTCTTCATATCCGATTACGTCCTTCCAAATTTCTCCTTCCAAGGAGATGCTCTTAATAAATTCTTCGTTTGTCATTGCTAACTAGTTTTAGTGATGCTAACATAAAAAAAAGAGGGAAGGGCGTTAGCGAACCCTTTTCAATAGGCTGATCACTCCTATCTATCCCGATGCAAAAATAGTAAAATTTTAAAGAAAGGGAAAAGTTATGAGTTATTTTTTTAATCCTTATATGATGGGATATAACGCTAACCGTTTTAAAGGAGTACATAGACTTGACTTTGGAGGAATACCGTTTGTTAGGACATCTTCTGTAACGACAGATACGACAAATTCAGAGGTTATCTATGGTATTAACCCGTGTCTGTTCAGACGATTGCCAAATCAAGGTATTTTGCTTTTAAGCGTAAATCATGTTCCTGCTTCTGGGTCTGATGCGTATCTTGTTTCTGTAGCTACTACATTGACAAATACCACATCAACATCCACAAGCAAGGTTCCTTTGGTAAACGGTTCCGGGGATCAGATTCCGTCTAGTGAAATTTCACAGGGGAATAAATACTTTGTCTATTACGACAAATGTAATGGGATATTTCAAGTAGTTAATCATATCGTTGCACCTGCTACTGCCGCACAGGCTAGAAGCACTGTAAAATGATATTAAAAAGTTAGAATAAGTATGTTTCAATCAATACGACAAGGACAGCAGTTTTTCATATTGCATAAAGGGGAAAACCCAAGATGTGATGTGGGCACTGTGGTAAGTGTTTCAAATCCTGTTCCTAAATATCAGAACGGATATACAGCATATCCTCTTCCGCAAAATGAAATGGTTGTGGATGTGAAAGTTAAGGTTGGAGATGATACTCTTGATTTTCAAAAGTTGCCAGCCAATCTTAGTATAGCAGACTTTTCCCAAGTAGGCGGGAATGTGGTTGTATCGGAAAGCAAGGATGCCATCAATGCTGAGATAGAAGCAATGAAAATAAGTAGTGTAAGGGTTGTGGAATCTGTGGAATACCATCAGAAAGTAATCAAAAGCTGCGATGAGATGCTTACAGCGTTGAATCCTGCATTTGCCGAAAAGGCACAGCAGGACAAGGAGATGAAGGAACTTAAAGGTGAATTGTCACAGATAAAGGATATACTTGCACAACTTGCTGCTTCTGGTATCAAATTGCCTGACGTGCAACATGTAAACAATAATAATAACAACAATAAAAAATAAACACTATGGGTTGGAAAGTATATGGAATGGGCCGTAGCTTTGAAGGTGAAGATATGGACCGGGAATTAGAAAAAGCGTATAAAGAAGGTTATCGTGACGCTATGGAGGAAATGGATGGACGTTACGGTGAGCGTGGAATGCGTAGAAGAATGGACGATGATGGGCGTATTTGGGATGATGATGATGAGTACGGAGAAAGACGAGGGGTCAAAGGTACTGGTCCTTACGCCAGACGTAGACGCTAATTAAATTGGTTTAAGCCCGTAGTGGTTTGCTACGGGCTATCTTTTTAAAAACAAAAGCTATGGAAAGAACGAGATTAGATGTATATGAGAAACTTCCTTCGGGAATGGAAAAATATCTTGCAGAACACGGATGGAACTTCTCTAAGAAATTATGTGAATATGCCGTTTCCAAAATGAAAGACAGGAACGGAAACAAAATACACCCGTATGACAAGGATCAAGTAGAAGCATTAATGAAGCAATTCAATGTTGAGTTGAAGAATGATGTGGAATACAACAAGGTTTATGTATTGAATATGGTACGTGCCGACTATATGGGTTCATCCATAGTCAATGAGCAATATGCCTGTATGTTTGTAAAAGACTATCTTGACGATGTTGACGGAAGCCCTACCCGTGCTCTTGACGAGTATTATGCAAAGTGTATAGCCTGTGGAACACCTTTCTCTTGGGAGGATTATATCTGATTGCTATGGTACGACAAAGACTATACATTGAGGAATATGATTGGACGGTTGATGTATTCTATTCTGTGGATAAATACTCTTATTTAAGAGCGATATACAGACTTGAATATATTGGCTGTCCTTTTCATTTGATGAACAGGATAACGGATAAGATAAAGACTGAAAAATACAATTACGGTGTAACGTATTCAAACAATAAGTGCACTGTAATTATTATCAGTCACAGTACGTCTGATGAAGAATTTATGAATACACTGGAGCATGAAAAACAGCACATGATTGGTCATATAATTGATCATTATGGCATAAAGCCTTCATCAGAAGAAGCCGGATACCTTGCAGGATATGTAGGTGCTTTATTTACAAAACCTATAAAAGACGAGATTTGCGATTGTTGTAAGAAAAAACTAAAATAAATCATTATGAAAAAGATTTTTATGGCTATGATTAGCGGAAAAAGCAAAGAAGAAGTATATGATATGCTTAACGATTCAGAAAAGGAAATACTGTTCGGTATTGCTCAAAGCATGGGAATGACACGGGTGGAAAGAAGAAAAATGAAAAGAAAATACGAAAAGAGAAGATAGGCTAACTGCCTATCCTCTCTATTATTAGTTAAAACTTTTGTATAACTCAAGATTGTTGAAAACATAGCACTCTTTATCCTTGATTTGAGGATACATGTAAGAGGGAATATTCGCTATCTTTCGGGCATTTCCCCAGTATGATGTCCAGTCTTTTACGTTAAACAGAAGTTCCGGAGTATCATAGAACAGGTTCAGTTCTCCTGTTGTTTGTACATCTTCATCCCATTTGCCTTCGTCACGGGCGATATATAGTTTAAAATTATTCATATTTCATGTTAAAATAATGGTCAAGTCTACTCCTGTATTCAGGAAATTCGTCATACATGAATTTTAATGTTCTCATGGACATACATTCTTTCTGTACTCCCTTTTGGTTTAACTCGCAAAATTGCCTAAATGACATTTTCTTATAAAAACTGGGTTGGTTTACCCATCTTGCAATCTGCACATATATGTTTGACATGGGATGAAGAACGTAATCCTTGTATCTCATGACATATCCAAGACATTTGTATCTCATAAGTATCTCTATCCTTTCAAACAGTTCAAGAATGTCTTTTATAAGCAACTCCCTGCTTGTACCAATTCCAAATCCGCAAAACAGATAAAGTTTGGTTGACTTGTCTGTAATGCTTCTCCATAAATCAAGTTTTCTTGAAATAACATCCTTGTCCTTTATATTGTCAAATGCAAATGTATAGTCACCGTAATATTTGCTCTTGGATAACATGGAAGCCCTGTTAGGAGTAAGAAGTCTTATGTCAAGACCCTGTTTGAACTGAAACTGTTTCCAAGTTGCTTGCAACTCTGTAAGGTCATCCTCCCATCCTGCATATCCAAGGAAATTATCATCAAGAAGTGATATTACCTTTCTGTCGCTGTCTAGGAAATCGGACAACTCCGAATATTTGAATACCTTGCTTTCGTTTCTGTTTACGCAAAACGGGCATTTTCTGAAACACCCCCTTGTAAGGAATCCTATGGAAAAATCGGTATAGGACGAATGATACGCCTTCAATTTACCTTTTCCCTTTATCGTTTCAATAAAGGAATCATAGATATGATAATCGGGCTTCTGTATTCCCCATGACAAACCGTTAAACAGTTCTGTGTTAGGAAGATCGTGCAAATCCTCATATCTTATGTCATTGAAGCTGTCATCATGAGCATTTTCCATATACCATCCCGTTCCTCCATACATCACACTTCCCTTATATCCATGTATGAAACTTGGTTCGTTTGTGGATGTAAACACCTTTGATACAGTAATATAATCATAGGAATCAATATTGTTCCCATCCATCAATAATTCCGTATGGATACCTTTTGATTTAAGGAATGCGGACATTTTCATTATGGCAAGATTGGGGAATGTGGTTCCGTTATCTAATAAATCCGCATCAATCAATCCTACTTTCATATAAGTTTTCTTTTTATAAGAGTGTTTTCTACTTCCATCCAATCAACAAATGGTCTATTTGATAAGTTCACGTTATATTTCAACGGACATCCCAATGCCGCATCATCAATGTATATGTGACAATAAGGTTTGGGTGATGTGGTCCATGTGTGCTGTTCAGGATTCTCGTTTACACCGAACAGGGGAATGTTGTTGTACGTAAACCATTGCACGGCTTCCGATAGATACTTTCCTCCCTGTTTGTGTATGTCGTAATCATCGGAAGTCACCTCGTCAATATCACTTCTCATGGTAAACAGAATAAGTTTATGTCCGTTATCAACCAATCTTTTTAATATAGGCACAGCACCTATATCCTTGCCGATTTTAGGAAAGTCATGTGTCACGACCGTTCCGTCAAAGTCAATTCCTATAATAGCCATAATTTTATTGTTTTAAATCAAACACAAGCCAAATGCCCGTAGGCGGATTCTGACATATCACCATGTTTGTTTACATGGTAAACAAAATCCTCCAAAGGAACGGCATCTATCTCATTCCTTGCTTTTACAATGGGAGCACCGCCACCAGTAATGCTTACTTGAACAGTATCCCAGGAAACGTACTTCTGACATTCTTTGGTCAATTCACTTTCTATTACTGTCAAACAAGTAAAAGCAGCGTTATATTGTCCTGCCAGTTTTTCTATTTTATTCATATATCGTTGGTTTTTAGAGTTATTCTTCTTTCAGTATACTATCAATCAATCTGTCTATTTCCTGATCTGATAGAAATTTCTTACCTGCGTCCTTTTGCTTCTGAAGTTCAACTTTAAGCCTATTCTCTATCCTTTTCAACGCTGTACAAGTGTTCTTATCAGGATAATACCAGTCGATAGAACTAAAAATAATTACTTTAATGTGATCTAATTCTAGGCTATCTGGGCAATGCTCATTGAGAAAGTATAAATCTTCTTTGATCTGTTTCTCATACGCCTCCTTGCTTATTTTTATGTTCATATCTGTTCTGTTATGAAGGTTTATTAATTACCAAGTCGCACTCAGGTGACCATCCTAAAGATTTCGCACCATCCCATACATTGTATAACCATTCATCCACATATCCCTTTTGTGGATTAAAATTAGAATGATGGAGGTTAATTATCTCAACCTCTTTGCCAATCTTGGATTTATCTGGATGATTGGCTATTTTTACTCTTTCTCCAATTCTAAATTTAGCTTCCATTACTTCCGTTTTTTAGTTGGTATATAAATTGGGGATGCTTTCCCTTTATTGTTTTTGTTTATGCCATTCATTTGTTCAACCATCTTTCGATTGAAGATGGTTGAACTGGCAAGACCTTTGATATTCTTTCCCATATTAGTTCCTTTCTATATCGTTATTAATCAATTACAATAAACTTTCTTATCTTCTCTGCAAGTGAATCATAATATTCTGATTCATCCTCTGATAGACTAATACGCCATAGCTTCTTGTATAGGTAATGATACTGTTCTAACATATCAAGTTGCTTTTCAGTAAAAGCTCTCCGGGTTACTTTCTTTATCTTCTTCATATCTTATCAGTTATTAATCATTGTAATACTGGGGATAACACCATTTTATTATTTCTTCTGCATCCTTTTGATGTTGAGTACCTTTTGCCAAAAGTTCAACAGTTGCCGCCAAAATGGATATTTTGTTAGAATTGAGCCGATAAGCATCACCGACCAATTCTGACATTGCATAACGTTTATCGGACAATCCTTTTAGCTTAATCTTATTCATTTCTATATTAATTTATACTAATTCAATTATAGCCTTCTTTAAATTAACAAATAAAGGTATTGCTGACATGCCCCCATTGTAATCCAACTGTCTTAAAGATGGGACAACTTCTCCGTTTTCATCAATCTCATAATCTGCGATATAGGCTAACTTCTTCGCTTCGGGAACTAATATCCTTTCATGAGCCATGACCGTTATACAGACTTTGCTTCCAATAGGGAATACTTGGTTGGATTCAATGTATTCCTTTTCCAACTGTTCCTTTTCTCCATTCAATTCTTTTAGCTTTAAATCAATGGCGTATCTTTTGCTTAAAAATTCTTCCTTATTCATTTTTTGTCATTCTAATTGATTCTAACGTACTTTCCTGCAATATCGCAGGTTCTCAATATTTCTGCATTATCCTCACCAAAAGCGATGAGAATACTGCCACAGCCAGGAGAATCCCCACGAGTTCCGTCTGGACGGAAGAATTTTATTCGATTCCTCAAAAACATCATACCGGTTGCTTTCTTGAAGATGATGTCTTGAAACTTATTGCTGTCACATCGGTTAAAAAGTAGTGCTATACCGTTGCCGTGTTCTGCCAATTTCTCTACAAACTGCCACATAAGCGGTTTGGAGTACGGAGGGTTAAGCCAAATTCGCCCTCCCCAATTTTGTATAAGACCATTGTCCTGCTTGTTGTACATGATTTTTGCAGTAGGCCAAAGAGGGTGCATGGGAGCACATGGATCAAGGTCAAATTCACCCAATGCGTCTATAATTTCTTTCGGTGTGTACCATTCATCGGTACTATTAGACGATCTTTCAAAAGTTGTATTCATTTCTTTTATGTTTTGAGTGTTATTTATTTCTCTTTTAACGAAACATTTCTATTACCACTTTATTTTCCGAGTTTCCATCATCAGGATGTACATCAGTAAAATCAATGACAGAAAAATCATATAGATCAGGAATGTATTCAGTTTGATAATCTCCTGTATTCATTACGATATTTATTTCAGCATCCTTATTGACAACTAACATTAGTTCGTCAATCATGTCTTGGACAGTAACTATTCTTTTCATTTTTATATCAATTTTAACGCTTCCTGTAATCCTACTTCAAGTGCTTCCTCGTAGGTATCCCATTTACCACCATCATTTGTTCCTTCATAAACAGAACTGGTTATATGAGTTCCATTGTCAGCTTTAGATATTTCGTATCCATAGCCACAAGCACAGTTGTATATACATATATGAATGTTTTTGGTTTCACGTATCCACTTTTGTGCAACGGATTGAGTAGGAAATTCTATATCCGTAAACATCCCTTTCTCTTTCAGCAACTTAGCTGTTTCTAATGTCACTAGTTCTTCGGTCATAACTATTTCTTGTTTAATTCATTCAACACTTTCTTTACTAATTCATAGCGTGGTAATTGCCAATCCTTCGCAATATCATCTATTTTATCGTCATAATGATTGTCGTAAACATACTGATTAAGACTATCAATAAATCCATCATCGTCAAGTCCTTCATCGCAATCATCAAACATATCAAGTTCACAGGCTAACTCGGAACATTCACAGTGAGATACCCAGTCATAAACACGACCGTCATAAACATTGGTCTGTCTGTTGTATTTTTCTCCAACGGAAATTACTCCACCGCAAAAATTGCACCTGTGCTCTTTACGAGCGACAGGAGTTTTATCTCTTAACACTTTCATAGTTATTCTCCTTTCTTATTTTCACATTCTTCACAATGCAGTTTGTAAGCATGGGCAAACATTCCTAGAGTAACAGGCTCAAAGTGAAAATCCGCCTGTTTCCCTTCTATAACAACAGAAACACATAATTGTCCATCACAAAAGTCAACATACGCTTCACCACCTCCATCTCCTTTAATGGAAAGTGTTTGCGTCTGTACGCTATCCATTATTCACCTCCTTTAATCTTTTAATTATGGCATTAGCACAATTAACCGAATATTTAGCGATTGTATCAGAATTACCCCCACGGTCATCTGCTATAACAGCCTTAATAATATCTTTCGCTAATTCGTACCTGCGTTGTTCCCAGTCAATAGTTTCACTAAAGAAATCAAGTTCGCATTCTCTGTAAACCATGTTATCACATACATATAAATAATTATTGTTATGTTGAGAGTTGATGTTTAATTGGGGAGTTACATCTACCAAAACTCCTGTTGATTTTACTCTTGCTTTCATTGTTTAATCATTTATTTTAACAAACGTTTAGTAATAGTACCGAATGAATGATACCGATGCCAAACTATATTTCCACGCTGAATTTCAGTAAGCCAATCACAAGCCTT